TTACCTACTAGATCAGAAGAAGTAGATAGAGAAGCTTATGACAGCTTAATAAAACAAAGATTTAGAAACATAGGTAATAGAAGTAATACGTTTATGCAAAATAGAAATCCTTTAACATCTTCTAATGAAAGAACTGGAGATATAAATTTTGGTGGACAATAAAATGGCTAAAAAATTTAAAGATACTACAGTCGGACAATTACTGTTTGGCGCAGCGTCTATAATAAATCCTACACTAGGAAATGTATTACAAGGCGTAACATCTCCTAAAGAAGCTATTGCTGCAATTGCAAAATCAGATGTTTCTTTAGATGATAAAATAAAATTACAACAATTAATATACGAACAACAGAATAAAGAGATAGAAGCTATTACTTCCAGATGGAAGTCAGATTCTATGTCAGATTCTTGGATGTCAAAAAATGTACGTCCATTAGTTCTAATATGGTGTATTGTTGTATTTTCTTTTGCAGGAATATTAGATAGTGTTGAAAGTATACCTTTTACAATACATGATAATTGGAATTCAACTTTTGAAGCAGTTATGATGGCGGTTGTTTTAGCCTATTTCGGAGGACGCACGACTGAAAAAGCTGCTAGCATGTTTAAAAAGTAAAAGTTACTAGAAATAAGTGATTATACTTTAGAACAATTAAATTAAATAAAATATTATGAAAAAATTATTAGTAAGCATTTTTATGTTTATGAGCGTTTTAACTTATGCTCAAGAAATTCCTGGACTAGAAGGTTTATGGAAAGGTAAGAACTCAACTTATTACGTTGCTATTTTATGGGATGGTGATAAGTATACTTTTAATAATTTTTCTTTTAACGTAGGTAAAACGGCAAAAGAAATAGTTTATGAAAAAGGTAAAGATTATATTATAACAAATATACACACTCAAAGAAATAAACATAGTGTTAATATTAAATATACTGTGTTAGATAAAGAAACATTATTATGTGAATTTTCAGGATCTAATGATAATGTAAGTAAATATAAACGAATAAAATTAAATTAAATGGCTGAAAACAAAGTAACAGAAAAAGAGTTAAAAGAAATACAAGATTTACAAGCAAATCTTTATAAATTAACCACTGATATAGGAGTTTTAGAAACTCAAAAACATGCGGTTTTACATGAACTAGCCGGTGTTAATCAGAAACAAGAAGAATTTAAAAAAGTACTAGAAGAAAAATACGGTTCAATAAATATAAATTTAGAGGACGGTACTTTTGAAGTACAAAAAGAAAATGAGTAATGTTATAAGAAAAATCAGTATTGGTACTGATTATAAGAATGAAGCTATGCATTATTCTATAGGACAACAGGTTTATGGTGGTCATGAAATATCACATATACTGTTAGACGAAAAAGATAATTCTTATAATATACATATAAAGAAAAGCAATGAGATATTGCCATGGAAGAAATTTAACTCTAACATGGCTATATCTATTGAGTACGACTTAGAGTATTAATGAAAAGTCTTTACGATTTTATTGTAGAACCTTTAGGTGAGAGATACGCAAACACTAAAAAAATAGGCGAAAAGAAATTAATTTTAAATACTAAAATTGAATCTTGGAAGTTTGTTAATAGATTTGCTTTAGTTTTAGAAACACCACTAGCTATAAAAACCCCTATTAAAAAAGGAGACATTATAGTTGTGCATCAAAATGTTTTTAGAAGATTTTACAATATGCAAGGTAAACAAAGCAACAGTAGATCTTATTTTAAAGACAACATGTATTTTGTAGGTATGGATCAAGTTTATCTATATAAAAATAATGACACGTGGAAGTCTTTTGGTGATCGTTGCTTTATAAAACCAATTAAAAACAGTTCTTCTCTAGAGAACAGAAAAGAAACTCCCTATATTGGAATAGTTAAAATTGGTAATAATAAGTTAGAAGTATCTAAAATCAACCCAGGAGACAAGATAGGGTTTAAACCAGGTGCTGAATGGGAGTTTGTCGTTGACGATGAACGTCTTTATTGTATGAAATCAAATGATATAGTTATAAAATATGAGCACAAAGGAAACGAAGAAGAATATAATCCAAGCTGGACAGTTAGCAGTTAAAGAATTAATTAAAGTTGCTAAAGAACCTATTATAGATTTTGGACCAGACATTTCCGCGGATAGATTAAAGAACGCAGCTGCTACTAAAAAACTATGTATATTTGATGCTTTTGAAATATTAAATAGAATAGAAGAAGAAAAAAACTTATTAGAAGATAAGCCAAAAGTAGAAGAAAAAAAAGAAACTACATTTCGTGGTTTTGCTGAAGGAAGGTCTAAATAATGTATACGCAAACTTTATATAATATATTAACAGACCATGTTAAACCAAAAATTCTTAAGCGAAATAACAAATATAAGAAATGGGAATATGGTTATAATGAAGAGTATGACTTTGTAGTTATAAGCAAAGATGGAACTGTAGGAGATATATACGAAATACAAGGTTTAAAAATTGGAGTTCCTAGTAAACCTAAAGATATACATACTTTTGAAAATAATAAATGGACAAGAACACCATTACCTAAAGTTCTTAAAAAAATTAAAAGTGTTTTTGAATGGGATAAATATCCTGAAGACTTTAAAGAAAGATGGTATGATTTTATTGATATAGAATTTACCAGACGTGAAGAAGGTTTTTGGTTTAAAAACGATGATAGAGATATTTATTTAACAGGAACACATTACATGTACTTACAATGGAGTAAGATTGATGTTGGACCACCAGACTTTAGAGAAGCGAATAGATTATTCTTTTTATTCTGGGAAGCATGTAAAGCAGATAATAGATGCTATGGTATGTGTTATCTAAAAAACCGTAGATCTGGTTTTTCATTTATGGCTTCAGGAGAAGTTGTTAATTTAGCTACAATATCAAGTGATTCAAGATACGGGATATTATCTAAAACAGGACCAGATGCTAAAACCATGTTTACAGACAAGGTTGTTCCAATATCAGTTAATTATCCTTTCTTTTTTAAACCGATTCAAGACGGTATGGATCGACCTAAAACAGAGTTAGCATATAGAGTTCCAGCTTCAAAATTTACAAGAAGAAAAATAGTAAGTGGAGAAGTAGAAGCAGAACTACAAGGTCTAGATACTACTATTGATTGGAAAAATACTGGTGATAATAGTTATGATGGTGAAAAATTAAAACTATTAGTACACGATGAATCAGGTAAGTGGGAAAGACCTAATAATATATTAAACAACTGGAGAGTTACAAAGACATGTTTAAGGTTAGGTTCTAGAATTATTGGTAAATGCATGATGGGTTCAACATCTAACGCTTTAGATAAAGGTGGTGGTAATTTTAAAAAATTATATGAAAACTCAGATGTTAATAAAAGAAATGCCAATGGACAAACACGTAGCGGACTCTATAGTCTGTTCATTCCTATGGAATGGAATTACGAAGGATACATTGATTCTTATGGCATACCTGTATTCGAAACACCCGAAAAACCTAAAGAAGATCCTCATGGACAAAAAATTAGATTAGGAGTATTAGATTACTGGAAAAATGAAGTAGATGGTTTAAGTGAAGATCAAGATGCTTTAAATGAATTTTATAGACAATTTCCACGTACAACTAAACATGCTTTTAGAGATGAATCTAAGAACTCTTTATTTAACCTTACTAAGATATATCAACAAATAGACTGGAATGCAGATATAAAGCATAGCAGTGTTGTAACACAAGGTTCATTTAAATGGGTTGGAGGTATAAAAGATACTCAAGTAATGTTTGTACCAAACAAAAGTGGTAGATTTTTTGTTTCATGGGTTCCACCAGTTCATTTACAAAATAATGTAATTAAAAAATTAGGTAAAAAATATCCAGGTAATGAAAGCTTAGGAGCATTTGGTTGTGATAGTTATGATATATCAGGAACAGTAGATGGTAGAGGTTCTAATGGATCTTTACATGGTTTAACTAAATTTAGCATGGAAGATGTTCCTCCTAATCATTTCTTTTTAGAATATATTGCTAGACCACAAACTGCTGAAATATTTTTTGAAGATGTTCTTATGGCTTGTATATTTTACGGAATGCCAATATTAGCAGAAAATAACAAACCTAGATTATTATATCATTTTAAAAGAAGAGGTTATAGGTCTTACGCAATGAATAGACCTGATAAGATTTACAATAAACTATCAGTAACAGAAAGAGAAATAGGTGGAATACCTAACTCAAGCGAAGACATAAAGCAAGCTCACGCTGCGGCTATAGAAACTTATATTGAAGAAAGAGTTGGATTATTAGAAGATCTTACTTATGGAGACATGTATTTTCAAAGAACATTAGAAGACTGGGCAAAATTTAATATAAACAATAGAACAACTCATGATGCTTCTATTAGCTCAGGTCTAGCTATTATGGCTTGTAACAAACATAAATATAGACCAGTTCCTAAGTTGATTAAACAAAAGTATGATTTAGGTATAAAAAAATATGACAATAGTGGTTCATTATCAAAAATTATAGATTAAATGAAGATAAATTATAATACTAATAGTACATTTCCTAGCCAAGTTGTTAGTGACGCTGAAAAAGCTACTTGGGAATATGGTACGCAGGTTGCACAAGCTATAGAGCAGGAATGGTTTAATCAAGGTAGAACTAATGGTAATAGATACTTAACTACTTGGAACAACTATAATAGATTAAGATTATACGCAAGAGGTGAACAACCTGTAGATAAATATAAAGATGAATTGTCTATTAATGGTGATTTGTCTTATCTTAATTTAGACTGGAAACCAGTTCCTATTATATCTAAATTCGTAGATATATTAGTTAATGGTATTTCTAATAAAAATTATGAAATAAATGCATTTGCTCAAGATCCTGAGTCTTTAGAAAAAAGAACAAATTATGCAGAGATGTTGGCTCAAGATATTTTTGCTAGAGAAACAATGGAACAAATAGTTCAGAAACTTGATTCTTCTTTGTTTAACACTTCGATTCCAGAAAGTAAATTACCTGCAGATGAAACTGAGTTGGAATTACACATGCAACTTAATTACAAGCAGGCTATAGAAATAGCAGAAGAAGAAGTTATTAATCAAGTATTAGATGCTAATAAATGGGAACTAACTAAACGAAGAGTTAATTATGATTTAGTTACGTGTGGAATTGGTGCTTGTAAAACTAATTTTAATCTTTCTAATGGTATAACGGTTGATTATGTTGATCCAGCTTACTTGATATATTCTTATACAGAAGATCCAAATTTTGAAGACATATACTATGTAGGTGAATTAAAACCAGTTACTTTACCTGAAATAGCAAAACAATTTCCAAGATTAGACGATGCTACATTAGAAAAAATACAACAGCAACAAGGTAATAGAACTTATATGTATGGATATGGTAATGGTCCATGGGATCAAAACACTATTCCATTATTATATTTTGAATACAAAACATACAGTGAACAAGTATTTAAAATAAAAGAAACAGAATATGGATTAGAAAAAGCATTAGAAAAACCTGATACTTTTAATCCACCAGAAAATGATAATTTTGATAGAGTAGGTAGAACTATAGAAACTCTTTACAGAGGAGTTAAAGTTTTAGGTACTGATATAATGTTAAGATGGGAAATGTGTCCTAACATGACTAGACCAAAAGCTGATACTACAAAAGTAGAAATGAATTATGCTATTTGTGCGCCACGTATGTATAAAGGTAGAATAGAATCTACAGTAGGTAGAATTACTGGTTTTGCTGATATGATACAAATAACTCATCTTAAACTGCAACAGGTAATAGCTAGAATGGTACCAGATGGTGTTTTCTTAGATATGGACGGTTTAGCAGAGGTTGATTTAGGTAACGGTACTAATTATAATCCAGCTGAAGCATTAAACATGTACTTCCAAACAGGTTCTGTTGTTGGTAGATCTTTAACACAAGATGGTGATATAAATAGAGGTAAAATACCTGTACAAGAATTATCAACAGGTTCAGGACAAGCGAAAATACAAAGCTTAATATCTACATATAATTATTATTTACAAATGATAAGGGATGTGACAGGTTTAAGTGAAGCTAGAGATGGTTCTGTACCAGATAGAGATACATTAGTAGGTTTACAAAAAATGGCTGCTAATGCTTCTAATATTGCTACTAAGCATATTAACAATAGTAGTTTATTCTTAACTTTAAGAATGTGTGAAAACATATCTAAAAAAGTTAGTGATATGTTAGATTATCCTTTAACAGCAAATGCTCTTAAAAATAGTATAACTACTTTTAACAGTATGACTCTGCAAGAAGTTGAAAACTTAAATCTACATGATTTTGGTATTTTCTTAGATCTTGAACCAGATGATGAAGAAAAACAACAGTTAGAGCAAAATATTCAGGTTGCATTAGGAAGTGGTGGTATTGATTTAGAAGATGCTATAGAGATACGTCAAATACGTAGTTTAAAATTAGCTAATCAAATGCTAAAAGTAAAACGTAAAAAGAAACAAGCGTACGAAAGACAAATGCAAGCAGATATGGCTCAACAACAGTCTGCAGCTAATACTCAAGCTACGCAAGCAGCTGCTGAATCTGAAGTACAAAAACAAGAAGTTTTAACTAATCAGAAAATAAACTT